TATGTCGGTTCCAGGGAATGATTGGAGCGAGTGATTCCGAGATAGTTCCACAGTAAACAGAAAGGAATGAATAGATATGGCAGCAAGCGGATTATCTACATTGGGTATCAAGCTTTGTTATGGTTCTTACACCGACAGTGCAACATTACCTGAGTCCGTAACCGAACTTGGCAGAATCAATGCGATTGGCGAGGTTAACCTTGACCAGGAATCCATTGATGCTTCCGCATTAACAGATACCGTTACAGAATATGTGGCTGGTCGTGCAGATACAGGTGGAACCTGGTCCGTAACGGTCAATGTCACAAGCGAGACCCTCACTGCTTGGAAGACACTTCAGGGTACTACTAAGTGGTTTGAGGTTATCCATCCGTCACTTACCGATGCATGGTTTGTGGCAGCTACAGTTCCGGCTAAACTCCCTATCTCCGAGATTGGTCAGAACGAACTTATGACAATGGAGATTAACCTTGTGCTTAATAGCTATTATGGTTTAGCTACAAAGGTAGCACCGTCAACCTAATATTTATTTAACTTATAAGGGGTGGCCTCCGGGCCACCCCTTCCCTTGTATTTAGGGTTTTAAGGGAAGGAGAATTTATGCACAGTTTTACGATTAATGACAAAGAATACAAATCGGTTCCGATTGACTTCAATACAGTGTGTGACTTGGAAGACCTTGGCATCCCCTTAGAGGAGATGGGTGAAAAACCGACCAATATGCTCCGTGCTTACTTTTCTATCTGCGGAAACATGACAGTTAAGGAAGCCGGAAAAGAGATTTCTGAGCATATCATCCACGGTGGAAACCTGGACGGACTTTCCGATGCGATGTCTGCCGAGTTGGATGAATCTGATTTTTTTCGTTCTCTCAGCCAGGGAGCGTAGAAGAGGAGTCGCAAGAGCAAGAAGAAGGAAAAACAAGAGAAGACTACAGGTCGTGTCGTGAATACTTTCGTCACGAATTCCTTCCCAACGCTCTTATTTATGGAGTATCAGAGGAACTGTTTTGGACACTGAACCCCAATCGATTACAACCGTATATCAAGGCATATGAGAAGCAAGAGGAAAAGAGAGTCAGGGAAATCGACATGACTTGCTGGCTCATTGGACGGTACTGCTCCCAGGCAGTTACGGTTGCCATTGTTAACTCCTTCAACAAGAAGAAGATAGAGTACCAGAAAAAACCGAGTACTTTAATGGAGACCGCAGAACAGAACGAGGAACGGTATGCACAAATGAGCGAGGAAGAAAAACTGATCGAGGTAAGGCAAATCTTTTCCATGCTCACATCGGTTGAATCGAAAATAAAGAAGGGTGGTGAGTAGTATAGCTACATCAGTTGTTGATAGGTTGAGGATTGAGATCACTTCCAGTACTGCCGGGGTGGATTCATCAATCAGGAAACTATCAGGTAGCCTTTCAAAACTAGGTTCCACACTTGGAAAAGTTAATGCCAGAGGGTTTTCGTCAAGCATGGCAAGTGCCGGAGCAAAAACAAGGGGTTTCGGTGCAAAGATAAATGCCGTACTTGGTTCGATTGGAAAGCTTAGTTCCAAGATTGGTTCTGCATCCATGAAAATGCTTGGCCTTGGTAACGCATTCGGTTTTGCCGGAAGGTCATCCGCAACCTTGATTACAAGGTTCGCTACACTAGCTTCCAAGATTGGACTAATGTATGCTGCCTTATTCCCTTTGATGAGGCTTTTCCAGGCATTTAAGAAATTAACTGGCCTTGCTTCTCAGCTTACTGAGATCCAGAACGTAGTAGATGTTACTTTTGGCAGTGCTAAGAACAAGGTGGAAGAATTCACCAAGACATCTATTAAGCAGTTCGGTCTATCTGAGATTTCGGCAAAGAAATTTGCATCTCAGTATCAGGCAATGGGCAAGGCAATGGGAATCACCAATCAGCAGGTAAAGGATGCTACGGGATTCCTTCAGAAGTTTAAGACACCACTGGGTGATACTGCCGGATATGATAAGGCATCTGCTTCTATGGCAGACATGAGCTTGAACCTTACCAAACTGACGGCAGATATGGCATCCTTCTACAATGTCGATCAGCAAAAGGTTGCCACTGCGTTACAGAGTGGAGTCATGGCTGGAAACACAAGGCCATTAAGAACATATGGCCTGGATTTAACTCAGGCAACGCTCCAAGAGTGGGCCATGAAACAGGGCCTTGATGCGAATGTAAAATCCATGACACAGGCCCAGAAGGCCATGCTGAGATATCAGTATGTCATGGCTAATGCAGCTAACGCACAGGGGGACTTCGCCCGTACTTCAGGAACTTGGGCCAATCAGGTAAGAATCCTGAAACAACAGTTCCAGCAGTTGGGAACTATCATTGGTAAAGGACTCGTTAATGCGTTCAGGCCGTTTTTGAGGTCATTAAACCAGATACTTTCCAAGGTAATATCTTTTGCTGAACAGGTATTCAACTCCCTTGGTCAGATATTTGGTTGGAAACTCACAATCAACGCTGCTGGGGTAACGGATGACCTGGAAGATGCTTCAGAAGCTGCAAGTGATGCGGAAGACTCCAGTGGTGGAGCTGCTGATAATCTTGGTTCGGCAGCAGATAATGCTAAAAAATTAAATAAGCAGTTACAGGGATTTGATAAGCTTAATAACCTCACCACATCAGATTCGGGATCAGGTGGTTCTGGCGGTTCTGGTGGTTCCGGTGGTTCCGGTGGTTCCGGTGGTGGTGGTCTTGGTGGAGAAGCAAATGATGTTGCCGTCCAGCTTACTAAGACTGAGAGTTTAATCGAGTCTAGTTTAGATTCCCTTTACAAACTTGGAGAATGGATAGGCAAGAAACTCACCGATGCCATGAACAGTATCCCCTGGAATGATGTCTATAAGGGTGCTGAAAATTTCGGAAAAGGCCTGGCTGAATTTCTTAATGGATTAATCTCACCAGAACTGTTTTCTGCGTTAGGTAGAACGATTGCGAATAGCATAAATACAGAACTTCATTTCCTTGATGGTTTTGGCACTACTTTTGATTGGACCGACTTCGGTAAATCAATTGGAGCTGGATTAAATGCTTTCTTTGGAAACATTGATTGGGGACTATATATCAAGGTTAATGCCACGTTCGGCAAGGGTATAGCTAATGCGTTTAACGCTGCGGTTGATGAAACTCAGTTTGAATTCATTGGCAAGGCGATAGTCGGTTATATAACTGGTGCGATCACCAAGTCATATGCGATGGGTGTAACCATCGACCTTCCAAAGTTTGGCGAGAAGATAGCGGATGCGGTTAACGAAGTCATTCAAAACGCTCCATTCTATCTTGCCGGGGCAACTATTAATGTTTGGACCACTGGGATTTATGACGGCCTTACGGCAGCGATTTCCAACATTAAATGGGAGCAGATCCCGAAGCAGATTTCCCGGTTCATTGACGGATTGAAGCTGGGAGAGATTGGCGAATCCTGGGGCAAATTCGGTGACTCTATCGTAGATGCCCTTTACAAGCTTGTATCCAATCAAGATACATGGCATAGCATTGGCACTGGGATAGCAGACGGCATTTCCGGTGCTATGAAGGGATTCAATAAAGACTCCTGGGAAAAATTTGGTAGTTCCATCGCTGAGTTTTGCAACGGACTCGTTACGGTCATCGATGACATCATCAAGGGTGTTGAGTGGAAAGATGTTGGTAAGAATATCGCAACTGGAATCAGCAAGGCCCTCAAGGACTTTGATTGGGGAGAATTGGGCAAAACCGTAATTGATATTGATGTGGCAATTCTCGACCTTATTGATGGAATAATTGACGGCATTGATTGGGTAGGCATTCCGGGATCTATCGCAAAGGGCATCGGCAAAGCCATCACAAAAGCTGATTGGGGTGGATTGTTTAAAGGGATTGGAAGCATACCCCTCACTCCCACGGCATTCGCTTTTGAAGTCATGGGCGATTATGCCAGTGCATTTTCCAAGATTGATTTCTCGCCAGTGACCAATGGGTTGAAGACGGCCTTAAACACTGCAATCAAGGGGATTGACCTTGGATTAAACTTTGCAGACGGCTTACTTAAAGGTGCTGACAGTGGAATTGAGGTCGGAGTCAAATTCTTGGCAGACTTGGCTGGCGATGGATGGGAACAACTCAAGAAGTTTGGAAGTGGTGCTTTCAAAGTTACCGCCAACCTTGCCGGTTCCGCATGGAGTACGATCAAGGATGTCGCATCCGGGTTTGCCAAAATTGCCAATAAAAAGGCTTATACGTTCAAAGCGGTTGCTTCTGGTGCGTGGAAAACCCTCAAGGGTTATGTAAAAAATCCTATCGGAAAGATAAAGGATAAAGTTGCAAGCTATACCGCCAAGGCGAAAGGCAGATGGGCATGGCTCGTTGACCGAGCAAAGGACATGAGAACCTATGTCAAGAACAGGGCAGCCACATTTACCGCAACTGCAAGGGGCAAATGGTCCACAATCGCTAATAGTGCGAAACAAGTTTATAATAGCTTAAGAAGCAAAACTGCAACATTCACTGCGAGAGCAGGTGGAAAGTGGAACACAATCAAGGAAACCCTTTCCAAGGTTGCAAGTAGCTTTTATTCAAAGACGGTTACCATGACCCTTAAATTCGTTGCGAGTGGCTGGAGTGCCGTATCGTCTAAATGGAAACAGTTTACTAGCTGGTTGCGTGGTGGAAAAGCCGATGGCGGTGTGCTTTCCAATGGTAAATGGAGACCTATCCAGAGATACGCATCCGGTGGTATGCCGAGTTCCGGTCAGTTATTCCAAGCTAGAGAAGCTGGCCCTGAGTTAGTTGGAACCCTTGGTGGACACACTGCGGTTATGAACAATGACCAAATCGTTGCATCAGTTTCCAACGGTGTTGCAAAGGCCATGTCTGAATCGAATGCGATCCTTCGGCAGCAAAACAGGATTTTGACCAATATCCTTGCAAAGGAATTCGGTATTTCCAGTAAAGATATCTTCAATGCGGTACGTTCTGAAAATCAGAACTATATGAACAGGACAGGCAATAATGCATTTGCCTTATGATAATTAGAGGGGACATCTTTCATCGGGTGTCCTCTTCTTTACTTTGCCTTCGGCATTGTTCCGAAGAAACAAAAGGGGGAATCTTATGGCCTACAACGGATACATTATGAAGTTTGGAAATGACGAGTTCGACATGGGTTGGATATTTCGTGATACGTTTGCCATAACTCCAAACCGCAGACAGGACCTGGATTCCTACCGAAATGCGAATGGAAAGCTGGTCAGAAATGTTTTGGACCACACGGCAACTACGATCACTTTCCAATCAAAACCTATGACGAGACATAACTTTGCTCTGATGATGGAATTCATCCGGGATCATTTCTCAAACGCACAGGAAAGAAAGTTATCAATCACTTACTATTCGCCAGATATCAATGCTTACAGAACGGGTAATTTTTATATGCCTGATTTTGAGGTGACAACGATCATGCAGAAGAAGAGTGGCGAACTTCTATATAACACTTGCACACTTGAATTTATCGAGTACTAGAAAGGAGAGATGACTATGGCCTACAATCGAGTTAACTGGCAGAATTCACCCTCTCACTCTACTCCCTTATCTGCTGAAAACTTGAATGTCATGGATGAGGGAATTAAAAATTTAGATGATTCGATGACCGAACTTCAGACTTCTGTAGAAGGAAACACTGAAGATATATCTGACTTAAAGGAAGATTTAGACGAGGCAACGAATTGTTTTGATGTTGTGACATCGGCTAATGTTTATGATGTTAATAGTTCAACCCCTAATACCATTATTGATGTGGATGGCTCAACATCTGCAAATACAAATTATACCACCTCAGATTATATCCCCGTCACAGAAGGCGAAACCATAAAAAGCTATTATATCGTAAACGGAACAGTTTACACCGCCAACATGGGCAGAATAGCCTGTTTTGATTCTTCAAAGATAGCTAATTCTAGTGCGGGTTCTAGTTCGCCGGTTAATACATTTACCGTTCCGGCAGGAATTTCTTATGTGAGATTTTCGTATTCTTCTGGACTTAACAATTTCATGGTAATATCCGGAGGTGCAGTTCCGACATCATTTATACCATATTCAAGACGCTATGTTGCAAGCGTTGATTTTATTGAAGATGCCTTGAATACGCTTGAAGTTATTGAAGGAACGGTGACAAAAGAAAAAACAGACTTTTGGTTGCGCGAACGCTCTGCAAATTTATTTGATTGCATGAATGTTATCACTGGCGAATATTTTAATCCGGATGGTGGAATAAGAACTGCGAACAATGTTTTTCGGTCTTACGTTGAGTTAAACGGTGCGGGCGTATATTCTTTCTATGTTATGGGGAATTTTTTTGGCCTTGCAAATGCCGTTAAAATACCTATGTTCGACAAAGAACAAGTCTATATTCGCACCCTCACCGCAACAACCACAGACACCGCCCCAGCGGTTAAAAATCTAGTAACTTTGGTGGTTAGCGACACAGATATATCAGACGGGATCACATACCTTGGATATACAGAACACCCACAAGAACTAGACAACTTGATGGTGGTCAAATCTAATGAATACCCTAGCGAATATATACCATACAAAAACATATGGACCATTCCCGACCTTGTTGGATTCGACAGTAATCCGCTTGCCGGAAAAATCGCTGTGTTTGACGGTGACAGTATTTGTGCCGGGCTTAACTCTGCGATGGACAGTTACGGAAACGGATACGCAAGCAGGATAGCCGTCAATAACGGGATGACGGCCTACAATGTTGGGGTATCAGGTGCTTGCATTACGGCTGACACATATTTTGACGGAGACACGAGCAAACCAAGGCATTGGATTAGTCGATATATTGATACCATTTATGCTAACTATCCCGATGCGGACTATATCATTGGGGAAGGTGGCACGAATGACGCAGACAACTTCTACAACACTCCCGAAAAGCTTGGAACATTTGACGAGGCTGATTTTACTGGGCCATACGATGACACCACTTTTTATGGTGCGATGGATAGCTGGTGCAAAAAAGCACTAACTTATTTTCCTAAAGCTAAAATCGGGTTTATTGTGGCACACAAAATGGGAACAGGCTTTGTTACATATGTAAAAAATCGATACGATTATTTTACCCACGTATCAAAGGTTTGCAAAAAATGGGGAATCCCTGTTATCAACTTATGGGATGAAGGCCAGTTAAGGCCGGATGTAACATCAATGTATGACCCTAATTACAACACGATTGAAACCGCAACCGAGCATGGATTGCCGTATTATGACGGTCAACATTTAACGGCCTACGGGTATGACATTTTGAGCCATAAAATCGCAGAATGGATGAAGTCATTATAAGGACAAGTCAATTTGAAATGTAATAACTTTTATGATATAATGTAATTACAAAAACCTATATGAGGTGATTACATGAAAGATAAGTTATTGCAGATTCGGGTTGATAAGGATTTTCTTTCAAAACTTGAGTATCTGCGAAAAATCAATGGTTTTAAGACCATTGCGGAAACTGTTAGAAAAATCGTTGAAAAAGAGTGGAGGAAGGAGAAAGAATATTGAAGTGGCAAGACTTGACGGAAGAACAGAAAATGAACTGTTATGAGTCATATGTCGAAGATTGCAAATATGAGAACGGAGACTCTTGCATAACCATGACATATGAAGAATGGTGTAAAGAAAGCGAAAAACTTGACGAAGCACTATGTTAAAAAGGGCAATTTTAATCAGTAACTAATTAACCAGGGGAGACATCGGTGTTTCCCCTCTTTTTAATACGGGGGTATGTAATACCGATGCAGACATACATCATGGAAGGACTTGGAATTGTTTTGACTTCACTCATGGGGTATATCGTTTGGCTACTTAAAGAACAGAAAAGGGACAAGTCCGCACAGGAACAGGGCATAATGCTCTTACTGAGGGTCCAGTTAATCGAGTACCACGATAAGTACATGAAGAAGGGCGAGATTCCAACCTATGCCTATGAGAATTTCAAGGATATGTACAAGGCTTATCATGAGTTAGGTGGTAACTCTATGGTAGAAAAGATGAACCAGGAAATTGATCAGCTACGCTTAAGGCAGAAAGAAGGTGATGGGGAGTGAGCAACTCCCCCTTTTCTTTTGTTTTCTTAAACAGGAAGAAGGTGAACCATGCTCGATTGGACAAATGCGAAGAAGAACGCTTTTCAAAGCGGAGTCCAGAAATATGTCACCCTGGAATTCAGCGGTGGAACCGTAATTGATAATGAGTTGATTCAGACAGAGTCACTTTCCTTCACCCAGACGATCTGCGATGAGTCCGAGTTGCGTTACGGTCTGTGTTATGCTTCCGAGTTCACTATAGTAGTCTTTTCCGTAGATGAAGTGTTTGAAGGTCAAACGGTTACGGTGAGTATTGAAGCTGACGGTGAGGATTTTACCCTTGGAACATTTATTGTAGCTACATCTCCGTTGTCTGACGATAGGACTTACAGGACAATAACTGCATATGATCCACTATACTCAATCCTTACCGTAAACTATGCGGATTGGATTGTTCAGAACATCACATTTCCAATCACTCTCAAGAACTTCCGGGACAAGTTTTTCGCATATGTTGGAATTGAACAGGAAACTGTTTCCCTGGTTAATGACTCGTTCGAAATCATCCTGATGGACACGGGTGGGACTATCAGCGGAGCAGATATCATGAATTCCATTGGAGAACTGAACGGTGTGTTTGGTTTGATTGGATATGATGGCAAACTGAAATGGATTTCCTTTAGTCTTGGCGAAGATGGATTATACCCGGCCTTAGATATTTATCCTCTTGGCACAACTTATCCTGTTGATGATGGGATGTACAGGGTTCCAGATGGTGAATATGTAGAGGGTTCTCTTGTATATGCAGAAGGTGCGGTAGATGCTCCGACAAAGGTCGTGTATACAAACGATAGTGGCGTTAAGTATGAGTACGGGCAAGACGGTACTGACTATGTCATGGGAGAAAACCTATTCCTCAATACTTCTAGCAGCACCAGGATAAATACTGCCATCACTAATCTGTATGGAAAGATTGCCGGGATCTCATATGTTCCGGCTACTGTTAAGTTACGGTCCGCTCCTTGGGTTGAGCTGGGAGATGCAGTATTTGTAATGTCCAGGTTTGATGACGAGGTAATCTTCCCTGTCATGAGCAGAACTATATCAGGCATTACTGGACTCATGGATAGCTTTACTGCTACTGGAAATGGTAATTACAGGAACTCTCCAAACAGTGTCACTGAAAAACGCAGACAGGCATTGCAGTATGGATATATGGCCCTGTATTCGATATCTATCACTCCTTCCAATGTCAATTTCACGGCTGGAACTTGTGATTTAACTGCGACAGTATATCATTCCGGGAATGAGATTACAGACCTTGGGGATATGTCCATTGTTTGGTCAGATGGTGTTCTTGGTGCGACACGCACAGGAGTCGATATTAACGAGGTGTACACTGCGACACTGGAAAGGGGTTGATGTTTCATGGCTATACAGGAAAATGATATTTTGAGCGGAAGACCCTTGGTAATGTCTTTTCCAAACAATACAGAATTTGAGGAAGGCATAACGATATTTTCCAGTGACAAATATTTTGTTGATGTGTCAAATGATAATGATGTAATCATCATTATCATTTG